ATGAAAATAATTTTAATACACCCTACTTATAAAAATCAAATTGCAAAAGAGTTTGAAGTAACTAAGCAAACGGTTGATATGAGTTTGAAGTACGTTTTTAATAGCGATACTTCTAAAAAAATCCGTAAACGAGCTAAAACGCTATTAGAACAAGAAGCTAAAAAAATTTAAAAACATAATTATGAAAAATAACAATTTTAAACAATACAATGCACAAGCATTAAAAGACCTTAATAAAGTTTTGAATAGCACACAAAAAGGTGCAATAAATATAAAAATTAATATAGATGAATATTGGGAACTTATGGAAATGATTGAAACAATTTTGGAAACAATCGAATTTATTGGATTTAATGGTTCTGAAAATGAATTAACTAAAGTTGGCATATTAGCCAAAACTGCTCGAAAGTTATTACCAATTAATGAATGTAACTTTTTAGATAATTTATTAATTAAAGAATCTGCTAATTCTTCAATTAATACAAATTTCGTCAATATAAATTAAAAGCTGACAAAGCTATAATCGTGGTAAACAATTTTGTTCATTGTTACGTCCTACCACGAAAAAAGAGCGAGTCTGGAACTCGCTCTTTTAAAAATCTAAAAAAAAATCTAAAAACTCCTTAATTACAACATTATGAAAACAATTTCACTCACACAAGAAAACAATTTAGCACTTGAAATGGCAACTACACAAGATGTGAATAGTGTAAAAGCTTCACACGCTTTGGTAACTAATGTAGAACTTGAAAACGGCAAAAAAAGTAGTATTGTTACGCTATTCAACAATAGCGAATTTTCATTTGAAGAAATTAATGTTGGCGTTAATACCTCATTAGAAAATCACGACTGGTTAAAAATATCAAAAATTAAAGCTTCACTTCATCTGCTTAAAAACGGACGTTTAGAGTATCTACACTCATTTGAAGATATTAAAAGAAAAGCAATTGCATAACAATAACTTTCTCACGGTAATTAAAAATAAAATGTTTCGACACTTGAATTTAATGACGCACGAAGCCAAAAAACCCGATATTTTTATATCGGGTTTTGGTGTTTAAAATAATAAACTAAATGACAATAGACGAACTAAACATATTACTGCAATATTGTACGTACTGTAAGGGCATATTTACACCTTTTCAACGTATTATGATTAATCAGCAACGAGGTAATATATTGACTTATGACAATCCTTATGTAGAAGTACCACTTACAGTTTTTACCAAAGATTTAAGGTATAAAATTTTGGCAAATTTAAAAATAATAAAATCCACCAATTGGCTACCAAAGAAAATGATTTCAATGAATTGGGATTTTGAAAATTTATAAATATGGGATTTAGTAAAAAACACTACCACATAAAAAAAGTGTTAGAGTTTTATAAACAAGGCGTTTCAAAAAAAGCAATTGCACAAAAATTTAATCTTTCTCAAATAACAGTTGCTAAATGGATTAAAGACGATACGGTTATTAAAAATAATTTAGAAACTCGAATAATAGCAATTGAAAAGCAATTGAAAATAATTATAAAAAAAATAAGTAACTATGAGTAAACACCCTTTCTTAGTATCAGATGAAACCGTAAACAGTTACGGCTTTAAAGTGATAACAAGCGGTATCAATACCGATAAATTTAAGACCAACCCCGTTATGCTATTTATGCACGAAAGAGCGAAAATAATAGGACGTTGGGAAAATCTAAAAGTAGAAAATAACCAATTATTTGCAGATGCAATTTTTGATACAGAAGACCCAGTAGCGAATGAAATTGCGGGTAAAGTAGAACGAGGTTTTTTAAAAAGTGCAAGTATCGGAATTACAAACCACAACTTAGAAAATGGAGTTATAAATTCATGTGATTTGTTTGAAATATCAATTGTAGATATAGGTAGTAATAGTAACGCTTTACGACTTTATAATAATACTGAACAAACAATGCAACTAAAGTTAAATGAGTTTTTAGCTGTTGATAGTATTACTTCAATTTTAGGTTTGTCGAAAGAACTTTCTACAACTGAAATAGTAGCCCAGGTTAAAACTTTGTTACAACAAAAAAACAATTTTGAAAACAAGGTGGAACAGGTGGAACTGGAGCGAGAACAGGAAGCTAAAATATATGTTGATGAAGCAATAAAATTGAAATTAATACCTCTAAATTATAGAGATTATCAACTTCAATTATTTAAAGAAAATTTTAATAAAGCACGGTTGGAGCTGTCGGAACTCTTTCCATTTCAAAGATTGAAATTATTAGATATGTTGAATTTAGCAAACGATGGTAAAACAACTAATAACTCTGACAGAACTAACTGGACTTTGGACGATTATAGAAAGTTTGCACCTAAAGAATTAGAAAAAAACCCCGAATTATTTAAAGAATTGGTGGAGCTACAAATGAAAAGATAAATTAATTTAATTTTATAAATATGAGTGCATTGAATAAACAAATTTGGACTGACCAAATTATGCAAAACTACTATCAAGAAGCTAACTTTTTGAAGTACACACAAGACTTTACAGAAAATGTAAATTTTGATATTATTAATATGGCTGATTGCGGTTTTGACCCCGAAGTATTAGTAAATAATACAACTTACCCAATTGCAATTTCGACCCGTGAAGATACTCCGCTATCTTTTGAATTAGATTTGTTTGAGACAACAAATACTAAAGTAAGTAACCCAGAAGCAATGGAACTCGCATATAATAAAATGGAAAGTGTGATATATTCACACCGTATGGCTTTACAAGCTAAAACTGGAGCTAAAGCGGCTCACGCTTACTCGCCAAATACAGATACCATAAATACGCCCATTATTTCTACAACTGGAGCAGACAATGGGGACGGTTTTAAGCGTATGCAAGTTATTGATGTATTGAAGTTAAAAAGAAAATTTGATGCTTTAAAAATTCCAGCTGACAAACGCTATTTGGTCTTAGAACCTCGACACCTTGAAGATATGATTGTTGAGGATTTAAAAGCATTTAAAGACATTACAGATATTGTAAACGGTAAGCCTAAAAGATTTGCAGGGTTTAATATATTAGAATATGGAGAGAATGCAATTTATAATGCTGATACTAAAATTAAAAAAGCATTTGGTTCAATTCCTCAAGCTACTGATACTTATTCATCATTTGCATTTAGTTCTGATGAAGTTATGAGAGCTGATGGAACAGTACAAATTTACGAGCGTATTAATGACCCTGAATTGAGAGCAACAGTAATAGGATTTGATAAACGTTTTATCGCTTTACCAATTAGAAATAAGGCAATAGGGGCTATTATTTCGGGTAAAATATAATATTCCGGGGGTTTTTTAAATAGTTGCTCAACCGCCCTTAAAACGGGCGGTTTTGTTATTATTATCGCATTTTTTAAAATTAAAATTTTATGTTAGTATTAATTAGTGAAATTACAATAGTAGGCTCAAAAACTTGGAAATTAAATGAAGTATGTAGTGTAAACATTGTTGAAGATATTAAAACCTTAACCGATAATTGTATTTTGACAATACCAAAAAAAGTACATTGGCAAGGTACAGATTTTGACAATAATTTACCTATAAAAAGAGGCGATAAAATAGAAGTTAAATTAGGGTATGGCAATAAGTTAGAAACTCGTTTCACGGGATATATTAGGGATGTAGATAACCGTTTCCCCGTTAAAATAACTTGTGAAGATAGTATGTTTTTATTGAAATCAATTAAGGCAAAACCAAAATCGTACGAAAATGCAATGTTGAAAGATGTTATAGCGGATTTGCTAACTGGAACAGGTATTGACTTTCAATTAATAGATAATATTAGATTAGGACAATATAGAAGCAATCAAGGCACGATAACACAGGAACTAAATGAAATAAGAGAACAATTTATGTTACGTGCTTATTTTAGGACTATTAACGATAAACCAGTACTTTATGTAGGTTTACTTTATCCTTTTGACAATCGCAAAAAAGAAATTTTTAAAACGGGTTTTAATATCATTGAAGAAAAATTTGAGTTTAAAAATAAAGACGATATTAGAATTAAAATTGAAGCTAAAAGCTTAAGCAGAAACAATAAAAAAGTTTATTTAGAGGTTGGCGATAGCGATGGAGTGGTACAAAAGATAAACATTCCAGACTTAACTGAAAGTGAATTAAAAGAGTTTGCACTAAAGTCATTAGAAATTATAAAAAAATCGGGTTTAAGAGGTAGTTTTACGACATTTGGACAGCCATCAGTAACTAAGTGCGACATTGTAGAAGTTCATTCATTAGATGGTAGAATAGGCACATATTTAATTGCTAAAAACGAAATTGATTTTGGTATGGAAGGTTATCGGCAACAAATAACATTAGGACAAATTTTAGAACTTAAAGAAAGTATAAATGATAAATAAAAAAAACAAAAATTTAAAAAATAAATTGATGAGATATAAGTCAATTTTAGATACTTATTTAGAGTACAAAACGCCTGACATTCCACTTTTAGTAGTTTATAGGAATTATGTTTATCCTAAGCATTTTATTAGCGTAGGAACTCTTTATACAGTTTTAAATACACCAATTGAGAAACAATTAAAAGAGTTAGAAAACGATGTTTAA